CCTGTACGGGCTGTCAAGTTGCCACTTATTTTGACAACAGGCACAGTTTTTGCAGCAGTTACGTTGCCAAGAACACGTAAGTTTGCTGCCACTGTAGTATTGGCAAATTTCTGTACAATGTATTCTCCAATATTGGCAGTTACATTAGATGAGAAATTTAGTTTTAAACTAACATTACTTGTGACCGTATAGTTTGTTGTACTTGTGACATTGGCTGTAGTTATTGCAACATCAGGTATCAGTTGAGTTTCGCTTGCGTCAACTATACGCGACCCTACGGCATGCACATTTGATACCGGAGTTCCGTCGACTGATCTACGTATCTGTCCCAATATATTATTGTCAGTGTCGTTTGTATAGTAAGCAATTTTTTCACTACCAATGAATATAAAACCAGGTATGGCCAATGCTGGGTTGGGTATTGGTAGAATTGAACTGTCTGTTACATGTATGTTACTATCAGTAATTGCTAAGATATTGGCCAAAGTCGTAGTACTTGCTGAACTAATTCTATAGAATGAATGATCTTGCAACATATTATCAAATAATCTAAAAGCATAATCATTTGAACTTAATCCAACATTTGAAAATACTTGTAGATTCAAACTATCAAACATTTGCCCCGGAACAAGTTCCTGTGGGGCATGGCTGCTAAACTCGTCAACGTATGCTCCACCGTCAATATTAAGGTCACTTGGATTAACTCCCAGTGTATCTGCATAACGACTTTGTATAATACTGTCTGTGTTTATACCAACATCTTTTATTGAGTTGGCATCAACCAATGTTACATTAGATGATATATTAGAAAATGTTCCGCCTGCATCAAATACATTGCCCACAGTAATGTATAAGTTACCTTGATATGTAATCAATCTTTCCGGAGCTATTGCTAAATTACTAGCCCATACAGTTGCAGTGTTGCCATCAACAATTACCCCAGGATAACTAATACCATCAACATATAGACTCAAATCAACGTTGCCGTTAAACGCGGTAATCCTATCGTTGGCTGTGTCAAATTCTCTAGCATTAATTTCCGATACATTGGCAAGAGGGAATTCAATGTTTGCGGTAACTGTATAGCTGTTTGCCCCTAATCTATACAGTATATCATTATAGAATATAACGGTATTGCCAGCAATTACTTGTGCGTTTGATACAGTATCCCATATTATAAATGTATTTGATGTTGTATAACTAATGCGATCAAATTTGATATTTGTTTTGATGCTGCGAACAACGTTATGGCCACTATTGTTTCCATCAAATACATTACGTAGCACTGCATAGGCTACTGCCCCAGTACCTGTACCGTTGATAATTATTTCAGGTGTGTAAGTATATCCTGATCCGGCTGCCGTAATTATAATGGCTGTTAATCGTCCATTGACATCTACTTCAGCATATCCCTCGGCTCCTGCACCACCGCCACCCGCAATGGTTATTTGTGGCGGTATATCATAACCAGATCCACCATTTTCAATAGTAACATCAACTACAGAATATGAATGCCCTGTATACCAAGGATAGTACAATCCAGCTTTGAGTAACTCTGTATCATAGGACTCTTCACCACTTGGACTTCTATAGACCGATAAATTGGTATCCCAATACGACGGCAAATCAAAGTCTGTCATATCTCCACCAAACACATCATTCTTTTCATAGTCTACAACAAACTCTCGTATTACAGTTCTATATGGTTTAACTTCGTTAATATAATCTAGATAGAAGTTTTGATTATCTGAAATATACGACGGGAATTGCTCTAACTTGCGAATTCTTTGTATTGCATTTATAAAACTTGTTTTAAACACCCAGTCGACATTCTGTTGTTCAGACAAAATGTATCTGACCATTATAAAGAATAAATTATTAAAGTTGCCAGAAAGATCATCAGTGAATATCTCTGTCTGCATTGACAATAATATTTTCCGCAATTCCAATGGCGGAGGTATCATGTTGTTGATCAGTTGTATAGTGCCACCTTCGATACCGACCAAATTAAGCGTTGATGTTCCATCAACATAATAGATTAAAAATTTACCATTTCCGTCATCTAGAACTTTTACATAGGTATATGGCGTTGGTGTTAATTTTCCCAAATCTAAGTTGTTATCAACTGTTGTATTAATAGTGGTTGTTGGATCAAACGTGCTATCATACCAGTCTGAATAATACCAGTAAAGATTGGTCTTGTAACTTTGTACTCTATGTGGAGTAGTTTCAAATCCGTCAACTGTTAGCTCGTATATTGCCCATTTACTATTTTGTGTGCGGTCACTTGACACTAGAACATTGTCGCCGATGCTAAGAGTATTGGTGTTTACATAACCCAATTCGTCAAAATCAGCTACAACGAGATCATATTCTCCGGAATCAGACGGGGGAATTGCCTCTTCACTAGTCAATAAGGTCAAGGGCTTACGTGACACAACGGGATATGCTGAAAGATAACTATTAACTAAATCAACAACTGTCACAATTGCATAATCTTTACTGACAAACATGGTTTGTCTTGCCGGACGAATGCCCACTCCGTATCGTTGGCTTATTGGCAATTCGGGATCAGGAACAGTGTTTCCTGCCGTATCAACTCCTGACAAACTATCAATCATTTTATTGACTATGGATATGGGTAATTGGCTTCCTGTACTGGTCTCTTGTACTAGTGCATATTCACTGTGGATTATGGCGTCATCTATAGTCTGTTTGCCCAAATGCAACACTGAATTTTTACCAATTAGATATTGTGCCGCATTGTGTACAGCAATTGCATTGTCTTTTAATATGGTTATGTAAGGAACGCCTTGACTTTGTGGATTTTCGATAGACGCCGCAATACTGATCACGCTGTTATTTTTGCCAGCTCGCGTATTGACAATGTCTCTGCCATGTACCCAGAAATAATATTTCAATTTAACATTGCCCACTTGATCAATATATCCATGTGTGCAGTATGCACTGTCATCAATATGCACTGGCGTTCCTGATCCGGCATATTGGCTAGGTAATACTGTACTCTCTATCCATTCATATACCAACACTTCACTTCCGGGAAAACGTTCTCCCCAATGATTTAATCGGTATATCAATGCATCTTGTTCATAGTCAATGTATCTAACAGCATCGAGATTCCACCAAATTTTACCAATTTGAGTAGATCCCCAATGTAAATCACTGTTGATTATACCTGTACCAGCATTGTACATCGCAGGATCTGATGCTGTTTTAAAATCAATATCTCTATCAATTGAATTTAACACTTTACCTTTTATTGGGTCAAGATAATCGAGTGTGGTAAGAATATTGTTATTGGTTTTATTGTAGATAAATGTTCTACTGATGCTGTTTGTATCTACTTTAGGCTGTTGTTCTCTGGTCAAATTCCATGCAGGCAATTGATCGCTATTAATAAATGTATAGGCAGCACCGGCGTTGGATTGATTGCCTGGTGCCCCGACTGCAATTACCCCAAGGGTAACATCAACTGCTGTACCAAATAAATCTCCAGATGTTAATGTTGTTTCTAATTCTTGAACAAAACTGTACTGTCCCTTGTCAGCAACTACTGATTGATCAATTTGATTTTCAAATATATAAGTTACACCGCTGTTGCGAATTTCATCAATAAACTTGGTAGTATCTGAATCAATTGTAGTTGTAAATTCGTCAAAGTATGTATGTTCGTCAGATGCAGATCCTTGACTACCAATGGCCAATACTGCAGCATCACTACTAACGCTGATGCTTACACCAAATCGGCCAATGTCCATTGTGGGCTGAGTCAGAGTCTGATTGTATACATAATGTCCACTTGACAATACAAAACGTTCAACCGCACCATTGGCTTGTCCAGATTCTGTTGATCCTGGGATACCAACATACAAATTACCTGATACACTATCTATATCTAAACTATATCCAAATAGAGCATTTTCATTTTTACTTTGACTAGAAACAGTATCCAACAATGAGAATGTGTTACTAGACTGTGTATAAACATAAACGTTTCCGTTGTTGGTATAACCATTGGTTGCGTATGGTGCAGATACAAATACTGTTGATCCGTCACTATTAGTTCTGACAACATTACCAAACTGTGTTGATGCTGTTCCAGTTATAGAATTGGCCCAAGCATAGGATGTATTGGCCCAATTGGCATTTGTTGTGTAGTATGTTTCAACTATGTTGTTTGTTGCATCGCCAACATACAAACGTTTCTGATCCGAACTCAATGATATACTATTAATACCAACAACATTTGCTGACTTGATGGTCTGTATCTTTGTAATGGTTGCGTTGGCCCAATGCCTATAAATGTGTATGTTTGCATCGCTAGAAGATGCTACAATCAGTAAGTTTCCTTGCGATTCAATTGCAGATCCAAATCCTACATTAACATTGGATAAAGTTACATTGGAAACAAATTGCCCACCAACATTGGCAAACACTTGTATTTGTTTTGATCCAGGATTACCTACATATAGATATTTGCTACTACTACTGATCCGAACTGCACTGCCAAAACGATCATTTGACGTTACAGTATTTGCTGTAATTTTAGTTACGTTGTTACTATTCCATGGTTTGTTATAGGTATATACCCCCCAACCATTGGTAGTGGCGTTGTCGACCCATACACGGTCATTTTCCATCCATCCATGTAGTGGCAATTTACTACCAATATCATGTACAGAACTAATTCTTGCTGAGGATAATGAATATGCAATACCCGTACCAGTTATTGTTAATCCTCTAATCAAACGCTTTAATGCAGATGAGTTGGTAATACTAATAATTACACTTGTTGAATTAGGAACACTGGAAACTGCGTAGATTCCATCAAATTCAGGATCAAAGTATTTTAATACAAATGCGTCACCTTGTTCGAATCCATGAGCGACGTTAAATTTTAACTGACCATATGAATCTAATGTGTATGTTATTGACGATGCTACAAGATTAGTGGCATTGGTTCTCAATATATCCCACGTGCCATTGGCATCTTTGGCAACCCAAATTTTATCGCCGGCACCCAGTGCATCTAACGATGTTGTTACTGAGCTTAAGTTAAACAACTGATAATCAACATCATCAACATTGATATACCCAACTGTTGGCAAATCTGTCATCGCAGTATCATCAACTCTATTACTGTACATAGAAGTGCTGGTACTGGATAAATTGCTAGAATTATATAAGTTGGCCAAAGTGAATCCAGCAATAATATTTCCTGAGCTATATGTATCTGTTAGTGAAAATGCAATTGGGTTAGTTGTAAATATTGATTGATCTAATACAAACTCATTGAATGTATTTGTGTCAACGCCACCATATACACCTACACGGAACGCCCATTCTTCATTAACGGATATATTACCGCTGACGTTATTAAAGCTTGCCTTGGTCAAGGCATTGATTGAGTTTATCGATCCTTTTTCTTTAATATAGCCCTGATAGAATTTAGTCTGTGTGGGTATACTGATACCTAAGTCAGTTAGATAAGGACGTTGTCTAAATCCAAGTAATCCTGCACTATATGATTGTATAGTTTCGTTTGTTGGTGGATGATCTACATCATAGATATTATTAAATTTCTGTGAGTTTTCCCCAAAATTGGGCAATAATCCAGTTTTAATATCGTTTTTATTAATACGTGTCCATACCACAGGGTTAAATTGTTGTGTGGCAGGAATATCCTGTGATGCTGTATAATATAAATTATTATGGGTAACGATATCCCCGATTCTATAATCAGTCCCCGACAGCCAACTTTGAATATCAGCAGAATTATAAACATATCCAGGTGCAGATAATGCCCCAGTCCATGCACCTGTTTTTACACCGGAAAGTTTTAATCGATACTGACGTGTACCCAGGCTTGGAACGTAAACTATATCGCCAAATTCACTTACATTATCAAATACTAGGCTATGTTCAAATTGAACCAATTCTAATCGAGCAAAACATATTGCAGAAAAATCAACAGATGCAATGGAAAAACGATTGCCATTAACTCCTTCTGCTCGAATAATATTAAAACTACTACTCTTGATAGGTAAAAAATTCTGATCTAAAATCCTACTACCATTGGGCAAATTTGTAACTTCATCTATTATGGTGCCATTTGTTGCCAAACTAATAGTAGTCGATGTAGGATTCAATACGATAATTGTGCCAGGGGCCCATCCTTGTTGGCTCCAATACAGTAATTCTTTAACGCTTAGTGCCCAATTTCTTTGTTGTTGCAAGTCTTGATCAAATTGGGCAAATTCAAATCCCAGGCTTTTCAAGTATCTTTCATAACTAATTAGAAAATCTGCAACCTGTTGTACTGTTGTGAATTCAGTCCCATAGGGTATTATATCTATAGATTTTGATGAATTGCTGTACACTTTGGTAGATGCAGCGTTTATAGTTACAGTTTCATATTTGTTGTCAATAATACTAGAATATATATTGAAGAATGGATTGGTCGTATTGTAACCTGATACACTATACCCTGTAGATGTTTTTTCAACAATGACTGCACTATATTCTACTGCTTTTCTTGGATGAGTCTTGTCAAGATATACAGTGTAATTTGCATCCGGAACAATAACGCTGGCATTTGTGGATCCTGGTGTTGTTTGTTCAGCTGATACTGTTATTAAATTTTTATCAGTAAATCCACTAACTTTGTAGCTCAACTGTACTGACATTTTTGTCAAGAAATCATTTATAGTGGGACCAGGATCGATACCAAGATTTTTTAAACTATCAGCTATCCAATTTATATAGCCAGATGTACGTTGTGTTGGTAGTGTAATGAGATTAAGTTCAGTATCTATGTATACAATAGTATAACCATTTATATTAATGATACTGGGATTAATTTTTTTATTATCTACTGTGGTAAATTGTCCGGTAATTGGATTTGTGTTGAACTTAGATACATCTAATTGTGTTCCAAAATACTCTGCAGGCCTCAATAATGCCAATGCCCGCTGAATTGCGTAGGGATAATCACTACTTCTTTTCCATGCCGATTCTGCTGGCCCATACTGTCCAGCAGTAAAGGCTTTATTTGCATGATTTGCATTGAATTTACTTATCAACGGAATGTCAGCAGGAGATAACAAATTACCTGCTGAATCAACTGGAATAAATGTTGTTAGTCCAGGACGAGCAAATCTTTTATCGTAATAGGGGTCGCCGTTGTTCCAAATATATCCGGCTTCTAAATCTTCCCATAATACCATATTTCCACGTGTATACGGACCAGTACTATAACGAGTATTCCAC